ATCTACTCTATCATCGAAGTCAGTTTGCTTAATTTGTTTTTGACCGCCAACGACATCGTATGGATATATCGGAGGTAGATATAATTTGAAAACTCTTGCCAATAAATTAAATTCTCTTTTCATTGCAGCGTACAATCTTTTATGAATTGCCGACATTGTTCTAGATCCTCGTTCCAACAAAGCTACTGTCGTGCCCACGGCCGCTTGCTGATTCCCATCTCCTACTTGCATATCGGCAATAGATGCGAATCTTTGCCCTGCTTGTACCACGACTCCCATAAGTTGTAATAGTGTAGCTGACGGTTCTTTAAAAGGTAATGGCATGAAAGCATCTCTTAAATTTCCACCTGGTGCGTCTACGTCTCTAAATTCACCTGGTTGAATAGCTTGTGCTTCATCTCTCATTTTTATGCCACGCATTTTAAAGCCTGCAGGTAGATTAGACAAGGTACCTGCATCTAGCATTGATCTCAATGCTGCTGTTGCTGTTCTAGATAGTCCACCAATCATATGTATTAAACCAAAACCATAAAAACCAAGTCCTGGTAAAAATTTAAAGTGAACAAAATATTGAATTTTCTTTTTTAGTACATCCCCTACTTCATAGTTTCTTCTAATAGATAAAATTTTTCTTGTACCATCTTCAACAGTTACAAGATAAGGAAGTTTTATTCCTGTAGGTTCGCCTGTTTCATCTTTATCTTCAAAGCCATCTAAATCTAAATTAACATGACATTCTAATAATGTATAAATTCTATCGTCTCTTCCCTTAGAAACTCCTTCTAAATCTCTTTCCTTTTTCTCAACATCTGTTTCACTTAAGAAAGATGGATTCAATTCTAAATCTCTATAGAATCCTCCCACCTGTTGTTTTCTTAATTCATTTTCTGACATTTTAACGATATGAATGATCGATTCCGCATCATCTAATGAGGTAGCTGTATACGGAACCACTAAATCATCCGCAGGAACAAATTTTGAAACTGCTCTCTGCATTATTTCATCATAATAGATTTTCTTAAACGCAGAACCAGCAAGTGGTAAGTAAAATAACATTTGATCAAATTCTGCTTCATATTCATCCATTTGATCCATAATTTGATAATTCATAAATTGTTTAACTCTCAACGCCTGAGCTTCTTTATCTGGATTAGGCATTCCTAATATTTGAGTTCTAACTGGACCTTCTGCAGGTAATAATTCTTTGTAAGCTAATGATTGAAATTGAGTTACCGCTTCCGCAAGAACTGGATGTGTTGCACCTGAAGCTCCTCTAAAAGGTTCTGTTGGTTCTTCGTAAGTAAAACCTAAAAGATCTAAACCTTTAATGTAAGAATGCTCCCATTCTTTTCTTGAAGTTTTATAATCTGTAAAATCTTGATAAAGTTTAGAACCTAATGGATCTAAAATATTGTCTGGAAGTAATTCTGCTAAATTGGCAAAGTGCCCAGCATCTTGTCCAGGATTCACAGCATTGGGATCAAAATTTATATCAATGCTACCATCCTCGTTTTCAATTTGTTCAACAGGTTGACCAGCTTCTTGTTGCTCGATAAGTTTTTCCTGTTGATCTACTTCTACTTCTTCTGGACTAGGTACGTTTATTGTTTGCTTTACGTTTGGTAAAGACTTGTCTATTTCTGCCATTTATTTTCTCCGATATGTTCTTAACAGTATTATCATTAATATTCAACCCTTGAGGCATTGGACCTGATTTTGGTGGGATTGTGGTTGTTAGTTTCTTGGTCACGATTTACCTGGTCCATATTCCATATAATCACGCCATCCCTGTCCGCCATTTATATAATCATCTAAAGTAATTACACCTTTATCATCATAACCGCTCTCAAAAAAATTATTTCTCATCCACGCTTGACTAGGCGTGTCTCCTTCTGCAAGACCTACTCTGCCACCTTTAGATTTTAAACCTCTTGATAATCTTTGCATAAAATTTTGAATAATGTTTTTAGCATCAGTATTAGAAACACCTATTTCATTTTGTTTTTTCTGCAACATATCCACCATAATATCTTTATCTATACCACCTCTTATACCCATAACAGCAAGATTCACAGATCTTTCAAAATCTTCCATTTTATTTTTTAAAACAGCTTCTTTAGGCTTAGCTTGTGGAAGTACTATCTTTCCTTCTTGATAGCCTACTCTGCCACCAGCAGCACTGGGTTTTCTAAATGATACATCAAAGTCTTCTAAAGTTTCACCTGGTCTTAAAAAAGAATCTGGTGACTGTTCCATTTCTGTAGATGCATCAGCAACTGTTCCTGCAAAGGTTCTTGCGTTTTCAAGGTTTAAAGATAACTCTAGTAACTGATTAAAATTTGCACCTGGTTCTTCTAAATTTCTTGCCATAATCTACCAATAATATTTATACTTCTTAGGGGGTCTTTTCTCGTCCTTATAATCTTCAGGATGTGGAATTAATCCTCCCTGTCTAAATCTCATAACCGCCTGTGTCATGCTGTCAACTAAGTCATCATTATCACCATAGGGAAACGCTGCACATTCTTCAATTACTTCCTGTGCAAAATTTTTATTTGTGGGCGCCCATATCGTTCCACTTTCAAATAGTGGTGCGACCGAGTTAACACGAGTATGTTTATCATTTCCTTTGCTCGGTGTAAAGTTAACAACGGGTATTCCCATGTTCCTCAACTCATAGGTCAAAGGCAGTCCTGAAGCCTTCGCTTCAATCAAAACAGTTTCTGGATGCCAGTACTTGTAAGATTCTAGAGCCTTCCTTCTTAATTCTGGAAACTCGTATCTTCCCTTTAAAGAGTCTACTAAAATTAAATTAGCGGGTCGGTCCTCATTCTCACGAAACACTCCCCAAGTGGTAATAGCAGAAAAGTCCGCCGTTTCCTTTTTCATGAATGCAGTATCGTACGATTGTATGACGTGCTCTAACTTTGGAAGTTTTTCTCCCGTCCACTTCTTCCACCATTCTCGTTTTATAATGGCTCCTTCTTCTGACGTTGGATTCTGCATCCACTGTGCATTCCATTTACCAACCGATAGAGAAGCCTTTACAGTTTCCAGTTCCTTGGCATTCCAATATTGTGGCCAGACAGGTTTACCTGATGGCATAATCGCTGGAAACTCTATTAGATCCCACTGGTCCGATTTTGCCTCTTTTTGATGCTGCAATAATTGTCCTGTTAAATCTTTAACATTCCATCTTGTCATTACACAAACGATAGCACCACCTGGCTGCAACCTTTGACGTGGTCCTGATGTATACCATTCATACGCTCTCTCGAGAGCGGTCATGTTTAAGGCATCTTGCTCAGAGTGCGGGTCGTCAATTATTAAAAGATCAGCGCCACGACCAGTAATCGCTCCACCAACACCAGCTGCGAAGTATTCACCACCCTGAGCAGTTTCCCACCTTCCTGCAGCTTGCGAATCTTCTCTAAGTCTTGTTTTAAAAATTTCTTGATATTCAGGAGAGTCAATAAGTGTTTTTGCTTTTCGACCGAACCTTATTGCAAGTTCCCCTGTGTGAGTCGTTTGAATTATTTTTAATTTTGGATTACGCCCGATCATCCAAGCTGGCAACAAGGAACTGGCGAACTCTGATTTTGTATGCCTTGGCGGCATATTCACAATTAATCTTTTTAATGTGCCCTCAGCCAGTGAATTAAATTTTTCTGCAACAATTTTATGATGGGGTCCCTCTATAAATTCAGGCCACATATGCTTTACGAAACTTAGAAATTTTGATTGAACATTATCCACTTTGGTCATCTCGTTATGCTTCAAGTACATCTTCATGAAGTCTTCTCTTTGATCTGGTGGTAATTTTTTAATTTTTTCTATGTCTACTTGCATTTTGAAAAATTTTTTTGAAATTTTTAGAAATTTATCCCTTATTTTAGTATAAATCAAGGCGGATTAAGGGGTTACTTTTGATAATGGTTTTTGCGGCATTAACCGTCCAAATCTGACTATAAAGGGTAAACATTGGGACCCCTATTTGACAAAGGGTAATTGCCTAATGAGAAAGGTTCAAATTCCGAAATGGACGTGGTACCTCTATTGATTTAGGGTGGGCCCGCCCATCTTCAAGCCCCCACTACAACCTCAAGATGTATGCAGTTATTGCATGGGATAAAGTAGGATAGCCTATGCATAAACTGCATAGGCTATTTCTTAACGAAGTTTACTTTACATAGTATTCAAAAGCCCTTGACGCTTGAGCGATGGCGCTTGTTAAAAAGCTAAAGTCTTTTTGTAATGCTTTAATCCATGAATTTAGATACTGCGCATGATTGGGTCTAATTGTTTTTTCAATCTTAAAATGTTTACCAAATAATATTGAACCTGTTTCCGCGATCAACTCTTCAAAAGCATAAGACTTTTTATGATCATCAAATTTATTTTTACGATCTAATCTATTCTTATGACCCGTTGCATGTGTTAACTCATGAAATAAAACAGAATAATAATTAACAGTTGCATCAGAATCTTTTGTATCTCTAAAAAATTCTTTTGGTGTCATGTTAATATAATCTTTAGATGGTACATAATAACAACTGTTATTATCCTCGTTTTTAATTTCAATAGCAGTTGAAGTAATAAAAGAATCAATTTCTTTTATTGAATATTGTTTACTGTTTTTTCTTACAGGTATTTTATATTCACTGTTAGTCAAATCAACTTGAGACACATTAAAAACAGTAGAACTTCTCAAAACAGACCAAGATTTTTTTGCTGTTTTATTGTCTAAAATAGTTCCAGCTGGAACAGGGTTTCCTGTTTTCTTACTAACATATTTCGCTGGTTTATAAAAAACTATTCCTGTTCCCTTCTCACCTTTATTGACTTGAGCATTTAAAGACTGCCATTGTTTATAACTAGCCCAGATATTATTTTTATATTCTTTGTTTTCACTTGTAAAAGATAACATTAGCTGGTTAATTCCTCTGTATCTATTGTTAGTAGTAGAATTAAATGCATTGATGTTTTCACCAAACATTTTTTCCCATCTGCCATTATTTTTTTTCATTGAATCAATCACTTCTTTTGCGAACTGTTCAAGTATTTGATTTGCTTTCATATATTTCTTTCGTTAAGTTAATATAAAAGTATAATAACAGAATATCCTACAATTACAATAGTTAAATTAAAGTTATCCACAATTAATTTTAAGCTGTGATATTTATGTCACACACTTATAGGTTGTAAATATTTTTTTGTTTGGGTGGGCCCGCCCATCATCAAGCCCCCACTGTGACATTTATGTCACTGTGACAATTGATCCTATCATTTAACTTGACACGCTATATGTAGCGTGTCAAGTCCTCAACGAAGTCTATTTGTTATTAAAGATCATAAACTGAAAAATCATTAAAACTAACACCAGATACTTTTGTTGGTTCAATTTCCACAATTTTTTGTTCATGTCCTTTTTTTCTAAATATAGTCCTTGCGTGTTTAATACTCATAGCTTTAATTAGTTTTGATCTTTTATGAACAACACTAATAGGTTTAGTAACATAGTAATAAACAATAAAATGTTTCCATTTATTCATTTAATCCTTTCGTTAAGTTAAAAGAATAATAACATAATATCCTATAAATGTCAATGGACAAACTGTCGCAGGTAATTTGTTTTTTTTGGGTGGGCCCGCCCATCATCAAGCCCCCACTGTGATATATATGTCACTTGTTGCGTGATACTTATATCACGCTATATGTAGCGTGACATTTATATCACTGTGGCAATTAGTTCTATAGTATCCCAATAATTAACTTGACACACTATATGTAGTTATAAACAATCCATACAATACCTCGTATCTGATTGACTTGTATTCTTATACAATGGTGCTTTACATCTATCATTCCTGCAATTAGTAAATACATCACCATTTTTTGAATTGTCTTTTTTCTTTCTTGGTTTTCTAAAATTAAACTTTAACTGTTGCATTATTTCTTTCTATAAAGTTAATGACACAGAATAATATTGAGTTTGCCAATTCTCTTCCTTGTCCAATTCTGCTAACTCATTTAATTTTTCTGCTGTTAATCTTGCTTTAGTTTCATCTGCTATTGCAGGGTTATTATGAAAACTAAAATAAGGTTGCTCGTTTTTATACTTTCTAACTTTAACAATTAAGTTAGTGTGTAAGATTGCATTTTTATCTTTTCCAAACATTTTATTCCTCGCTTTCTATCTAGGATATTATAAGATAAATAAGGCAAAATTAAGGCAAATTAAATCTTTTTTTGGGTGGGCCCGCCCATCTTCAAGCCCCCACTGCGACAATTTGTCCATTGACATTATAGGATATTCTGTTAATATACAAATCTGAAGCCTCATTATCCCTTTATCGCTTCTAAAAACTATAAAGGGGGAGATCTTCGGGGTTGTGCCTCATACCGCAACTTGTTGCCGTCTTGGTACAATACCCGACTGATCCCTGATCCATTGGCTATACATGGCTAGCCGCTTGAAGTAAGCAAAGATTGGATACTTCTAGCTAATGGATCTGGGATTAGGACTCAAGGCTATTGGACAGATCATCCTTTGTTACTTGAGACTGATCCCTGATCCAATTGAGAGAAGTGCGACGGTGCTTGGAGATTGGATCTGGGATCAGACCAAAGCCAGCGCGCATATGTGGCGATACCACGTTAAATATCGGGTTGCTGGCCTGATCCCTGATCCATTGGAGCTATTGGTTTGATCCCGATGTTATCCAATGGATCAGTAATTAATCATCAAGCATCAAGCCCTCCCCCCATTGTTTTTTTTTGGGTGGGCCCGCCCATCTTCAAGCCCCCACTGCGACAATTTGTCCATTGACATTATAGGAGATTCTGTTATAGTGTTATTTCCATTGTCAAGTTAAGTTAAACTACCTCTGGCAAGGATAAGACCTCGTTTACTCTGGCACGGTCGTAAAATTTTGAAAGAGTGGGACATATTCTGGTTGTGTAGGTCGTATCAACTACAAGCATAACCAGAACTGATCCCTGATCCATATCTCACGGGTTTGGTCAAACTTGAATTGGACTTGTGTAAATGCATTAAAAGGGATTCTCTGATATGGATCTGGGATCAGTGACCTAAGGTCAACTATGCAGAGTGGCGATCCCACTTTAAATATTGGGTGTTGACCACTGATCCCTGATCCTTGGTGGGTATTATCGGGGGCGTATTATAATAGCTGTATTTCTAGGCGCTATTGTGAAACCGATACTAGATAACGGCGCGTCAAGACCTAAAACTCTTTAGTGAGTTTGCGATCAAGGATCTGGGATCAGTTACTTACTGTTATGGGTGCAAGCCGCATAACTATCGGTAGCTGATCCCTGATCCAGTATGCAAGGGGATCGTGGGAAACCAACCGACTGCTTCACTGGATCTGGGATCAGGAATTAATCATCAAGCATCAAGCATCAAGCATCAGGCGCGCGCAGCGCGCCCTTTTTAGATAAGCATCAAGCCCTCCCCC